TATTGTCTGACAGCCGAACGACCAACGGTTGCATCCACCCATGTTCAAGCATGGAAAGTTTAAGCAACATCTTTTCTGGTCTAAGAATGCTTGTGGAACCCCATTTGGGAATTGTCAGAATTTTGTTCTGAATGACCGTAATTTTCATTCTCACCAACCGCCTTTTCTTTATTCAAATAAAAATATATTTAATAAAAATATTATTTAATAATCCTCGCCAGCCTCAATAGCCTTCAACCGCATGGTATGAGCCCTAGTTTTCGGTCCGACAGGTGTAGGTGTTGACTGGTGGAATTCGTTGAGAAGCAAAGTTCTAATCAAATACTCAAGTGGAAACCCGTGAGGATCAACAACCCTCTTTTTGCGGAAAGCCGAAGCAAACTTCAATGCATCCAAGCGCATGCCGGGAGTCAGCATGTGATCGTCAATGCAATCAGAAACACCATCCCAACCCAAAGAAGCATAACTAATTATCAAATTCTCGATATCAAAATCAGCCCAATATCTACGCTGTGCATCAATCTGTGGGAAACAGCGAACCAACTGATCGTAGAACTCTGGCTCAGTAGCGACCACATCACCAATCCTTCTAATCGCCACAGAATGCAAAGGAATACCAACACGGCTATTACTACCAGTTAGTTCAGCCAAATCGTAGTACTCGCAATATTCGGCTTTATGTTCTTCAATAATGAATTTCATTACATCTTCAGTTGTCCAGTCGTAGATGACTTTCGCAAACTTCAAAGGAATAGATTTCTGTAGCAAGAAAGGTGAAACAATATAATTTTCGTGGAGTTTCTGTACACACGACCTATATCTGACCATTGACTCGTTGGCGCGAACACCCATAACAAAAGCGGTTCTACCCTTTTTGCCTTGCATCGTGTAATAGTCAACAAGATTTGGACAAGGCTTAGATGGATCCAAACCAAAATGTTCAGCCCTAATAGCCCATTCAGGCATTTCACGGACGAGGCGACCATCGGCTTTTCGTTGCGGAGACCACAGCAAAACGTATTCACGCCTACCAAGAACCCACACCTCTTGACCTGATGGAAGGCAATACCATTCCATGTCAACCCAGTCATAGTTGCGAACCTTTTCAACGAACCTAATAACCGTTGGGCTAACCATTTCTTCGTCTCGGAAAATAACTTTTACTGGACCAAGCCCACGTTCTTCATGTATTTCTTTAGCGAGGTAGATGATGGCGGTGCTGTCTTTTCCGCCAGAGAACTGGTAACACACTGTGTCAAAAGTATCGTAAACATGGCGCAATCTTTCCCTCGCCGCGTCAACGCAGGAGGTATCAAGAAATAGTCGTTGCCGTGTCACGGTTGCTGTTTAATCTTCAAAGTCGCCAAATGCGTTGTCTTCAGTTAATCCTTCAAAATCCCAACGACCATCCAAAGATGCGTAAAGAGCCTCATCAATCCGTGTTGGCTCCATCTCAAACTCCTCCATCAGCGACCACCATTTTTGTATCGCTCTGCGATAAAAATCTTCAGCGTTTTGGGAAGTATCCCCTTCAGAGGTAAGGGCATCCATCCGATTAACTTCATCAAGTTTTGCTCTAACGAAAAAATTAAACCTCTCAATTTTAGATTTACGAGCACCAAAGTTTGCTGATGTTTCGGCGATTATCGCTGTTCCTTCATCACCTAACTTCTCATATTCTTTGAGTTTGCTTTCCTCAAATTTATTGATCTGCGTGATCTGATCATCAAGGTTTGATGCCAAATACTCTAAAGCCCTCTTCCATCTTTTGATGTTTTCAGGGAGTGCTAGATATTTTTTTTGTGCATCAGAAGATTTATTCTTTACATCTTCGGCGACAAGTCGGGCGAATGCTTCATCGTTCATTTATTTTTTTTGCTCCATGCAGGACATATAGGTTTAAAGTGGCACCATCCACACAACACGCCAACTTTGGTTTCAAAAACTCCAGTTTCGCATCTTGCATCTATGGCATTTCTTGTTTCAACTAACATTTCTGTAATTCTATTAATGTCTTCTTTTGTTGGATCCTTCGTAAGCCTAACGCTGTCCTTAATGTACAACAACTCCAATGTCCCAATGTCCTTATCTTCAATTTCAGATAAAATGATTGCATAAATTAATAATTGGTCAAACTTGTCATCCCTGTATCTTGGCTGTGGGACTTTTCCTGTCTTGTAGTCACCTATGTTTATTTTTCCATCGCCAATAGCCCAACGGTCAATAAAACCCTTAATCTTCACGCCTTTTACAGCATGATTGAGTTCGGTTTCAATACCGTCAAACTCTATTAATTCAGGGGATTCCATGTTCATCAGGTTCTCTATGCAATAGCGTGCACGAAGCCTGAATTCACTAATGCTTTGGGAGTTGTTGCGATAAATCTTTGTTACATCTTCAGCGTAGTCATCCCATATTGAGCGAAACAAAGTTCTTGCATTTAGCAATGTTCTCTGATCTGCATCAAGACGATAAAACTCTTCCAAAATTGAGTGAACATAATTACCCAATAATGTGTGCTCTGTTGGGGGTTCTTTGAACCCGTCAATGCGAGAGAATTTATATTTTAACGGACACTGATGAAAGGTTCCTATTGAACTTGGTGATAGATACTCTGGAGCGTTAAGCACATCAGTCAATATCTCTGCGCGATGGCATCTCAGGAGCACTTGCCTTTTTCTTTGCTGGTGCTTCCACAAGTGTCGAACCTGCGAAACTGTAGGAAACCAACTCTGTGATCAGCGTGTCAAGTTCTTCTTCTGTGAATTCGGAGGGCTTGGGGACAGGGCGACCACCGCTGTAATCAGACCAAAATGTTTTGATCTTTGCTTTATTCTCTTCGCTTGCTTCAAGCAAGGATTTGAATTGTGCGTACTTTGGCGAAACCGCAGGTGGTGGTGGGGCTGAGACACTTGCGTCAATAGCCTGCTCAATCTCCATAGCCTCTTCACTACGAGCAAGATACAAGCCAATTCCTAATGTCTGAACAGCCTTTTTAAGTGCATCAGAAACAGCACCCTTGACTTCATCACCAATGTCAACAGGATCTCCCTGTTTTGACATTTTGATCTTCTGCCCACCAACGCCTTCGCGTGTGATCGTTTTGCCTTCAATTGTTGCCTGAACGGAAACATGAGCGACGATAGATGTCCCAAGTTGTTGCCACGATTTCACGGTGAATGACCAGTTTTCAACACCAATGATTTTGTTCATTCGTGTAATGACTTCGCTGATCGGAATGTAGATCAGGTTCGCTCCACCTTTATTCAACTTGCGCACCATCTCTGGTGGGAAAGATTCTGCTAACTGTTGGTAGATCTCGCTCATGTTATTTTTCCTTCCGCACAATGATGCTTGTTTTTAGTTCTCCGACTTCGCAGTATTGATCTGCGTTGATGCCGAGTTTGGACAGTTCTTTCACTCTCCAATACGATGGCTGTACATATTCCAAGAGTTTCAATGCTATTTCTTCTGAGGTCATGATCACTTCACCAGTGTCCATGTCAACGGAAAGATCTCCTAGCCTGCGCAATACTTCTGACGCAATGTCTTCATGTTTCCAACCCTTGCGGTCAAACGCTGACTTCTTTTCAATGACCTGACCGTTGGATGCGGAGTGTTCTGAAGCATCAATCTTGTCAGAGAAAAGGTTGGAATATTGTGTAAACATTGACGAAATGTCACCTTTGATTGCGTGCAACAAAACCAATGTGTCACACCAAAGTTGTTCATCGTCTTGTTCTAGGTTCCCTAAAGCCATATCGCTAATAGCAATTAGTGACTTACGGAATTCTGTTAGCGCGACTAGACGCTCTGACTTATCCCATGAATTTTCGCTCATACGAGGGACGGAATTTTTGAGTCAAGCGACAGGGAAATGCGAACTAGTGTTTCAATACTTGGGGAGAAGTGACCGTTCTCAATTCGGTTGATTGTTTTGCGATCAACACCAGCAATTTCTGCTAGTCCTTCTTGGCTCAGGTTTTGTTTAGTTCTAGTTTCACGGATCCATTCAGAGAGCAATTCTCTGCTTTGGTTTGTTGCAGTTCGTAACTGCGTTTTGGTTGGCGTTTTAAAAGCCTTTTTCATTTTGTCCCCTCTCGGGAAATAGTGGTATAGGTTTATTTCACACAATGATACTGGCTCTCTTGCGTTGAGGCAACCCCAAACCAGTTAAAAAAGTAAAAGCACCAACTGCCGAGTCCACTTGGTCATCATGGGTGCAAGCCTCTGGAAACGAAGATATTTCGTCCAACCAGTCTGTGATCCACTTGCCTCTCACGAGCCGAACATTGCCGTTTGCGACAGCGGCGGCGAAAGGTCTTGCCCTTGTCTCCTTGTCGCCCGATGAGCGGATTCCTTGCAAATCCCAACCCGGAACCACATAGCGTGCATATTGGTCAATTAGCGCCTTACCCGAGGAGCCCGGTTCCTGCTCCATCCTTATGGCTACTGATTTCCCATCCTCTTGGGCGGTCTGTGAAATCAGCGTTTCTACCTTGTCCGATTTAGCCCTAACTTTACGAACATCCATAATGTAGGAGATGCCTTGGTCAAATAACATAAGGGTTCCAACCGTCCAGTCGGGGTCAGTATTGCCTGAATGGGGTTCAGTCGCCGCTAAGTCCCAGTACCTGACAGCACGGGCTTGGGAGGTGATTTCGGGGACATCGGAGCCATCAATAATCGGGAAATCCGTTCTGTCAAATAATGTTCCAAGAGTGGTTGCCCACCAGTCGCCCATCTCAAGTCGTCGCCTCTCAACAGGGTCAAGGACGGATAGCGCCTGACGGTATGACTCAGCATCAATTCCCGGGTTGTCAGTTAAAAATGATGGAACAAAAAATCTCTGCTCATTTTTACCCTCAACGATAAATCGTTGCCTAACCCAATTAGGGGCTGGGTTGGATGCCGACCTCATTCTGAGCGGAACCTTGGAAAGCGGACCCGAAGCAGGACGGCGCAAACGGGAGAACATATATCTGTAGTCACTTTCACGGATTTCGGTAACCTCATCCATGCCAATGAACTGAAACTCAGAACCTTTGTAACGAAGGTAGTCGTTGGTGTTATTGAGATAGCCAAAGGAAACACGGGCGCCAGAAGGGAAAGTAGCCACATAACTGTTCGCATTCCAGTGGACATCCTCGTAGGACATAACCCAGTTTCGGAAACGATCCATCAAAGCACCCGGCAACGCCAAGTCGGCGTAGGTGCGACGAAAGAGGATCGCAGAGTAATTTGGGACATCTACATACTGCAAAGCCGCCATAAGCAAGGCGCTACTTTTACCCCCACCAGCAGCCCCACCGAACAGACCCTCCAACGCATAACTACGCAAAAAAACTTTTTGAGTCAGAGAAGCCTCTTCAGGACAGAACAAAGATTCCTTCGGTTGGAGATACTCGTAAATTTTATTCCAGTCAGCCATTAGTCCTCGTAAAAATAGTTAGATACATACTGTAGTATTGCATAGGTCTTTCATTTGCTAAGGTGACGGTCTAAATGAACATTTTACGAAAATTACAATCTTTCTTCACGCGCCGCAACCTTGCAAACTGTTTGATGGTTTTATTCGTCGCAGGAATTTCAATAGGTACGGGTCTCATTTTCCTACCAGCGGGCTTGATCGCCCTTGGAGTAACCTGCGGAATCTATGGTTACTTGTTGGGATCTGAATAATGGCGTGGAATAGCGAAAATAATAAAGATCTCAGAAACAGCGCCGAAAAGGCAATGTCCAATCCCGGTGCGCCCATTGCTTTTGACATGGGACGAGTTGGGAAACCGTATAAAGATGGTTGGGATATTGACCGTGCATACCGCGAGGGAATGCAAAAAGTTACTTGGGTGTTTCGTTGCATAGATGCAATCGCAGGAAACCAAGCAAGACTCCCCGTAATTCTTCGTAAAGGCAACGATCAGCGAGGCGAGCAAACAAAAGACAACAAGCCCCTACTAGAGATTTTTAACTCCAAGTCAAACGAAGGCGAAAACTCTTTTGCTTTCAGATACCGCGTTTCTGCTCAACTCTTGATGAGCACAAGAGGCGTATTCATTGAGAAGGTTCGTTCGCGAGACGGAAAAATTATCGCCCTTCAACTTCTCCCGCCACAGTACACAGCACCGATTCCTGATGCAAAGAAGTTCGTGCAAGGTTTTGAAGTTGATATGCGTAACGGAACAAAGTTTGTTCTAAAGCCTGAAGATGTGTGTTGGATTCGCAGACCACACCCGCTTGATCCATATCTTTCAATGACCCCAATGGAGTCTGCTGGTATCGCTATTGAGTTAGAGAACCTGTCAAAACTTTATAACCGCAACTATCTCATCAACGACGGACGCCCGGGCGGTCTTCTCGTTGTTAGAGGCGACATGGAAGACGATGACAAGCAAGAGTTGAAGAACAGGTTCCGTGGAAACATTTCACGAACAGGATCAACAACAGTGATCGCTTCAGAGTCTGGTGTTGATTATGTGGACACTTCTGCTTCACCACGAGATGCGGCTTACACGCAGATGCGAGAAATACAGAAGAACGAAATCTTCGCCGCCTTTGGTGTTCCTGAATCTGTAATCGGTAACGCCTCGGGGAGAACTTTCTCTAATGCTTCTGAAGAACTCCGTGTATTTTGGATGGAGACAATGGCTCCACACCTTCACACGTTGGCGCGAGCACTTGATGAACTTGACGATAAATACTATGTTGACTTTGACACCGAAGACATTCCAATTCTGATTCTCGCAAAACAAGAACGCGAACGATATGTGATGGACGAGTTCCAACAGGGTCTCATCAGTTTGAATGAATACCGTACTGCTACTGGT